ATGGAGGGTGACGTATGGCCGTTGAGTCCGCCGCCGACCGCGCTGCCTTCTTCAACCTCAACGACTGGGCCGTGAAGGGCCGCTACCGCAACCGCGGGCGCGTGTTCCCCATCGTCGGCATCTTCGACAACGCCTTCGTGGCGGTCGACGTCGCCGAGGCCCCCTTCTCGTCCAGCCAGCCGATGTTCCACATCGCCACGGCCTCGCTGCCGTGCCGGGTTCAGAACGGCGACACGCTCTACGTGAACGACGCCCAGTATGTCGTGCGCGACTTCCAGCACGACGGCACGGGCATCACGGTCCTGCGCCTCGAGGTGAGCCTCGACTACGACCTTGACCTCGCGGGCAACCTCGAAACCGAAGCGGCTGAGAACCTCGTCACCGAGGCCGGCTTCTTCATCCTGCAGGAGGCCTGATGTCGCACGCGCGTCTCAAGATCCGCGACCGCGTGGTGAGCATCCTCGAGGCTGCTCAGGTCGCCGACACCGTGACCAAGTCGCGCGTGTACCCGCTGCCGGCCGACACGGTCTCGGCGGCGCTCGTCTACACCAACAACGAGGTCGTCAACCAGGACCAGACGACGCTCACCTATCCCCGGCGGCTCGGCCGGGAGCTGACCCTCGCCATCGAGGTGGTCTCGCGCGACTCTGCGCGCCTCGACGACCGCCTCGATGTGCTGTGCGCCAACGTGGAAAACGCGATCGGCGCTGACCCAACTCTTGCGGGCATGGTCAAAGACTGCGCCCTGACCGATACGGTGGTGACGCACTCCTTCGACGGAGACGCCCCCATCGGCTCGGCCCGGATGCAGTTCCGCATCATGTACCGCACGAGCGAGCTCGACGCCGGCTCGATCATCGACTGACCCCATCAACCTAGGAGCATCTTTCAATGGCAAATCACCACGGCAGCGAAGGCCTGGTCCGAGTCGGCACGAACACCGTCGCCGAGGTGACCGGCTTCTCCTTCACCGCGACGGCCGAGTACGCCGAGGACACCAACCTCTCGGACCTCGCCAAGACCTACAACGTGACCGCCATCACGTCGTGGAACGGCACCGTCACGGCCTTCTGGGACGAGACCGACACCAGCGGCCAAGTGGCACTCGCCCCCGGCGCGAACGTGTCGCTCGTCCTCGCGCCCGAAGGCGTCGGCGCCGGTGCGACCCGCTACAGCGGCAACGCGCTCATCACCGAGATCACCCGCAACATCCAGCGCGGCGCGGTGACCGAAATCACCTTCAACTTCCTCGGCAACGGCGCCCTCACGGCCGCGACCAGCTGATGAACTGGAAGGACGCAGCCAAGGCGCAGTTCAAGGAGCGCCGCTCGCCGGAGAACCTCAAGGAGATTCCGGTGCCGGAGTGGAGCATCTCGGTCTATTACTGGCCCGAGATGACCCTCGCCGAGCGCCGGGATATCTTCCTGTACGCCAAGCAGGACGGCGATCGCACCATCCTCGACCTTGAGGCGATGGCGATGACGCTCATCGTCCGGGCGCGCGATGCGTCCGGGGCTCGGCTCTTCGCCAAGGCGGAGCGCATGGAGCTGATGAACCAGTACGACCCGGACGTGCTGGTGCGCATCGTCGGCGAAATGAACGGCGGCACAGAGTCGGCCACCCTCGAGGCTGCTGAGGGAAACTGACACAGGACCCCCATCTGCGAGCGATCTACGCGCTGTCGCTTCGCATGGGGGTCCTGCCCGCCGACATCTTCGAGATGACCGAGCGCGACTTTTACGGGCTGCTCGCAGCCGCGAAGCTTGAGCACGCCGATCAGGAGGCCGCATGGCGAAGGCAGAAGTAGTCATCACAGCCGTCGACCGCACCAAGGCTGCGCTTGCGCAGGCCGAGCGCGGTATGAAGGGGCTGGAGAAGACCGCCAAGGTGACCGGCAAGGCCATCAACCTCGCCTTCGGCCTCATCACCGGCGGCCTGCTGGTCAGCGCCTTCGGCAAGGTGGCGGAGGCGGCGAAGAAGACCGAGGAGGGCCAGAAGGCGATGGCGGAGCTTGCCCGCACGCTGAAGGACCCCGCCCTGGTCGCAGCCGCCAATGCCATCACCGGCACGCTCATCAACGGATTCAACGTGGCGCTGAAGGCGGCAGCGGCGGCTATCAAGTTCGTCCGCACGGAACTCATCCGGCTCGGGGCCATTTCCGGCAACGACGCGCGCGATGCGGCCGTGGTCGTGCGAAAGCAGATTGCCGACATCGAGAGGATGATCGCCTCGCCTGGCATCGGATTTACCGGAGAGTCGGGTGCAAGGTTGTCGGCCCAACTGATAGCGGACCTCAAGGCGCGGCGTGAGCAGCTGCGCTTGATCGAGCAGCTGTCAGAGGCCGAAGCGAAAGCGGAAGCGGCCCGCATCGACCGCGAGGTCGCAGCGGAACAAAAGGGCGACAAGCCCGCCAAGCCTAGCCGCACGTCTCGCGCCTCGAAGACCGAAAAGACCGTCAGCCAGTACGCCGCCGAAATCACCGCCGATATGCGCCGCGTATTCGGCGACAAATTGGCCGGATACATCGCCGAAATACGCCACACCCAGAACGCCGAGCGCGCCAAGGCGCTGGCCGATTGGCAGACTGAACTTGTCCGCGAGACCGACAAGATTCTGAAGGACTCCGCCGACAAGGCGGGCGACGACGTGGTGGAGTCCATTACCAAGTCCTACGAGGAGCGCTTTGGCGAGCGGGTGACCGCGATGACGGTCTTCGCGCAAGAGGCCGCCAAGTCCATGCAGTCGTCCTTCGCCGACTTCCTCTTCGACCCCTTCGAGAACGGGCTGAAGGGAATGCTCGCCGGCTTCCTCAACGTCATCCGCCGGATGCTCGCCGAGCTGGCCGCGCAGCAGCTCCTGTCTGCCTTCTTCGGCGCCTTCGCAGGGACTGGCGGCATCGTTGGCGATTTCGCCTCGGCGGCACTTGCGGCGATCAAGCCGCGCGCGAAGGGCGGCCCGGTGACGGGCAGCTCGCCCTACCTCGTCGGCGAGCGCGGCCCTGAGCTCTTCATCCCCGCGACGGCCGGCAACATCGTGCCCAACGACCAAATGGGAGACGGATTCATCCCCGCGACGGCCGGCATGATGCAGCCCGCTGATAGATTCGGCGGCAATATGACCGTGTCCCCGGTTTACAATATCGACGCGCGCGGCGCCACGCAGGAGCTCGCGCAGGCCTTGCCGACCATCCTTGCGGACAACAACCGCCGGATCTTCGACGAGCTCGACCGCCGATACGGGATACGCCGATGACCGACTTCGTCCTGCCGCCGGATCTGATTGCCTCCGAGGTCACTTGGGGCACGCTCGACAACACGGCGGTCTTCTCGTCGGCCCTCTCCGGCGCCGTGCGCACGTACTCCCGCCCCGGCAACCGCTGGACCTGTCGTCTGCTCTTCCGCGCCCCGATGCCGACCCGTCGCGCGCGGCTCTTGAGCCTCATCGCGCAGCTCCGCGGACGGTCGAACCGCCTCTATGTCGTCGACCCCTCCTACACCGCGGGCGGCTCATTCTCTGCGCCCGAGCTGCTTACCAACCAGGCGGCGACCGCGGCCACGACGGGCTGGACCTCGAGCAACGCCGAGATGGTGCTGTCGGCCGACTCCAACCGCGGCCTGCGACTGACCCGCACCGGCGTGACCGCCGACCGCTACGCCTACCAGGCGGCGCTGACGACCGTCACGAGCGCGCCCTACGCCATCCGCGCCATCTTGGCAGCCGGGAAGGGCGCGGTGAACCTCAAGGCCACCGCCGGCACGACGCAGGGCGACACCTCGCTGCGCAACGGCACCGCCCTCACGGCCGCCGGGCGCCTCTCCGAGACCTTCACGGCCTCGGGCACCACCTCCCACGTCAGCTTCTACGACCTCGTGGCCGGGCGCGTTGCCGGCGACTTCCAGTTCATCAACTGGGCCTCCGTCGCCCGCTGCGCGCTCGTCAACGGGGCCTCGCAGACCGGCGCCGCCCTCAACATCGACGGCCTGCCGGTGTCCACCAACGCGCTCGCCAAGGCGGGCGACTGGGTCGAGATCGGCGGCGAGCTCAAGCGACTGGTCGCCGACCTCGACAGCAATGCGTCGGGGCAGGGCTACCTCATCTTCGAGCCGCAGCTGCGCGTCAGCCCCGCCGACAACGCCCCGGTCATCTTCCGCTCGCCGATGGGCCGCTTCCTGCTGTCGGACGAATCCGTCTCCTGGGGCGTGCGCCCCGGCCTGATCGGTGACATCGAGCTAAACCTGGTCGAGGACATCGCGTGACACGGATCGTGTCGCCCGACTATGCGCTGGAGGCTGAGAAGGCCTCTATCACGATGGTCTGCATGGTCGAGGTCGCCTACGACTCGGGCACGGTCCGCGTGCACGACGGCATCGGCAGCATCACCATCAGCGAGCTGCTGCTCACCGAGGCCGGCGAGCCGCTCGACGCCGAGAACGGCGACAACCTCACGACCGAGAACGCCGCGCAGACCTTCCTCGGCATCGGCGACTTCGGCGGCATCGAGTCCGTCGAGGAGAACATCGAGGTCGTCGCGCGTCAGGTCACCCTCACCTGCAGCGGTCTCGACAGCACCTGGATTACGCCCGCGCTGTCCGAGGACTACCAGAACCGCACGGTTACGGTCTACCTCGGCTTCTTCAGCCCCGACACCGGCGCCCTCATCGGCTCGCCCGAGGTCATCTGGGAGGGCCGCATCAACCAGCAGACCATCACCCTAGCGAAGGGCGAGGCGACGCTGTCCATGACCTGTGAGCACCGTCTGCGCCGCGAGCCGCGCATCGCGCGGTATACGCAGGCCGATCAAGAGCTGCTGCACAGCGGCGACCGCTTCTTCGACCTGACGCACACCATCGAGGGCTTCGTGAACCGCTGGGGCCGCCGCGACGTCGGTTACGGTGGCGGCGGCGGTGGCGGCGGACGCACCCCCGGCCCAGGCGACCCTGGCGGCCCCGGTGGCGGCGGAGAGCGAGAGCGATGAAGCGCGAAGACTGGCACGAGAAGATGTGGCACGCCATCGAGCAGCACCGCGAGGTGCCCTTCGACTGGGTGACCGACAACTGCTGCACCTTCGTCGCGCGCGTCTGGGACGCCATGACCGACGGCGACACCGTCCCGAAGGTCAAGGCCTGCCACCCTGACGAGCTGGGCGCGCTGCGCCACATCCGCGACTGCGGCGGCCTCGGTCCTGCCCTCGAGCGCATCTACGGCCCGACCGTCCCCGGTCGCGCCCAGCGCGGCGATCTCGTGCTCATCGACACCGACAACGGCCCCGCCGCCGGCATCTGGGTCGGCAGCACCGCCCTCGTCCGCGGCCCGGTCGGCCTCGTCGCGTACCCCCGTTCCGCCATCCTCGCGCGCTGGGTGCCCTGATGCCTCAAGCAATCCCCGCCGCCGTCGCGGTACTCGCATCGAAGGCGGCAGCAGCTGCAGCCGCTAAGGCCCTTTTCTGGGCCGCCATCAAGAAGATCGCCGTCTCCGCGCTGATCAATATCGCGCTCGCCAAGGCGGCGCAGATGCTCATCGGCAAGCCGAAAATGCCGCGTCCGTCGCAGGATGTCGAGTATTCCGGCACCGTCGAGGCCCGGCGCATCATCTACGGCGAGATGCTCTGCGGCGGCATGAACGTCATTCCGCCCCTCTGCAGCGGCAGCAACAACGACTTCTTGCACCAGGTCATCGTCGTCGCCGGCCACGAGTGCAACAGCCTCGGGCAGGTCTACTTCAACCGCGACGCCGTCGGCACCCTTACCGCCATCACGGGCAGCGCCGACGACGGCAAGGTCTTGGGCGGCCGTTACATCAACCGCGCGTGGGTGCGCTGCTACGTCGGCAGCGACACCCAGACGACCGACTTTAAGCTCGCCACGGCTTTCCCCTCGCAATGGACTGCCTCGCACCGTGGCCGCGGCGTCGCCTACATCGCGCTCACCTACGAATTCAACGAGGACGTCTACCGCCAGGGCAAGCCCGAGGTCACCTGTCTTGTGCAGGGCAAGAAGGTGTATGACCCGCGCCTTGATGGCACCCGCGCCGGCGGCAGCGGCTCGCACCGCGTCAACGATGCAACAACGTGGGCCTACTCGACAAATCCCGCCCTCTGCCTCGCCGACTACCTGCTCGACGCCCGCCTCGGCCTTGGCGAGGACGCCGCGCGCATCGACTACGACCTCGTGGCCGACGCGGCCGACATCTGCGACGAATTCGTGACCGTCCCCGGCGGCTCGCAGCGCCGCTACACCTGCAACGTCGTGCTGAACGCGACCGACCGCTTCGAGGACAACATCGAGGTGCTCGCGCAGGCGATGGCGGGCGTCTGCTACTACTCGGGCGGCAAGTGGCGGATGTTCCCCGGCGCGTGGCAGACCCCGAGCTTCTCGCTCGGCGTCGACTCGCTGGTCGAGGGCGGCATCCGGCTCGTCACCGCCCTGCCGTACGAGCGACGCCACAACAGCGTCCGCGGCACCTTCATCGACCCGACGAA